CATAGTGATATAATGTCAGAAGCTGAGGTTAGAATGGTGAATTTATTGACCATTGGTACTTTAACGGAGATTAGTGTCACTTATGAGTTAAATTTATTGGACATTGCTAAACAACGTTATGTGTCCAATGACATTGATCATGTGAATGTCATTGATTATTTGAGACGTGTAACTCAAATAAATATTCCTGCCTGGTTATGTGGTGAATGTATTGATGGAACGTCAATTGTTTATCAAAATTGGGTTGGAAGAAGACACATGATTTTAAACTGCCTGATCCACCGCCATTGAAGGGAGTGCGATATGCACTCCTCGGATATCGTTGGGAAGACATCGTTCGCGAGCTCCCACCGATGAGAAAAATCAAGGAGGGTTCATCTATAGCTGAAAAGTTTAAGATGGATAGGAGAAGTGTGCTGGCCATGTCCTTAGGGTGGCATGTTGTAGGTGCTGCCCCAATCGGGCCCTGTCCTACGGATATCAACTTAGCTGTGGGTGGCGGTTGCTTCCGTGTAATTAGAGAAACACCTGTTGCCAAAGATGAGACAGGTCAATTCAGTTACCGGGATTTTCGCAGTTTTGTGCGAAAATGGCTGAGGAAATATCTTGTTCCGTTACAAGATGATGAAGTTATGACACTATTAGAATGGTTAGATCATACTGCTTATAACCAAGCAAGAAAAGACCAAATAGTGGACGACGTTGGAGAACTGACGTCAAAGAATATTCCAACATGGGGCACATACCTATGGAGGAGGATTGTTAAAGTAAAGTCTCATATTAAAAGAGAATTTTACGGAGCAGTCAAATGGGCACGGTGGATAAACAGCAGGTCAGATGCCTATAAAGGACTGACAGGGCCGTTTTTTCATGCCGTTGAAAGTAAGTTATTCAAATTGTGGATGTTTGCTAAAGGACTGCGAACGGACCAGGTTATCGAACGCATTTCTGAATTGGATCGTGCAGGTAGTAAATTTTTTGCTACCGACCACACTAGTTTTGAGTCCCATATTGTAGCAAAGCTTATGAAAATATGTGAGGTCCAGTTATATAGTTATATGGCTAAGGGTCTTTCAAACTCAAAGGTACTTAATGAGTTATTTCGTGCTTTATATGATAAACAAGACATGAGAATGGTTAATGATTCAATGAAAATCAAAATGCGAGGAGAAGCCAGGATGTCGGGCGATATGTGTACATCTCTAGGAAATGGATTCACGAATTGGATGATTATGGCCTACATCTGCCATAGAAAAGGTTGGAAGACGGAACTACAAGGTATTGTTGAGGGCGATGATGGTCTATTTAGGGCTGATGGTCCGATACCAACGACTGAAGATTTTGAGAAAATGGGTTTCAGTATCAAAATCGAAGTAAGCGATGATATTGGTGAGATTGGTTTTTGTCAACGCTATTTTACTAAAGAGAAGCATAGCGTTATTAACCCAACAAAGGTCTTAATCACAAGTGGTTGGACCAGGTCTGCATTAAAATTCGCGGGTCAACGAATTCTGAGGCAGCTCTCACGAGCGAAGGCATACTCGCTCCTATGTGAAGCTCCTAGAAATCCAGTGACTAGTGCAATGGCAAGGTGGATAATTAGATCAACTAGTGATGTCAATCCTAGATTTTCAATGAATGATACGGATTATTACAAATACAAGACAACATTTATAAAGGACAATTATGTAGATTATGATTATGTTGGAGCTTGTTACACATTAAGCCTTTTAGGACCGACTCCCGCGCAGAGAGAGTTGGTAAAAAGAAAATTCGGTATGGACATTGAAACACAAATAGGCTTAGAGGAATATTTCGAAGGTTTACAAGGGATACAGCCTATCGATACCCCGCTGATTCAAGATATACTTGAAAACACATTTATAGTTAACCCATGCGGAGGTAAAGATCAATTACTAAGTCAATATTGGCACCGTTGGTCTTGGGACAACTTAGTTGTCAATTATCACACTTTCAAATGAGTGGGTGTATTACCGAGG